CCAATCAAAGTAATTTGGTAATAGACCATAAAGACAATAAAAGACAAAATAATAAACTTTTTAATTTACAATTAATAACTCCAAGAGAAAACTCGTCAAAAGACCGAATTAATAAAAGTGGTTTTACAGGTGTTAAAAAAACAACAAATAGATTTGTATCTATCATTGAAAACAAAGGAAAGACATTTAATTTAGGCAGTTTTGATACTCCCGAAGAAGCGTCTGAAAAATATAATCAAGCGGTTAGATTAATTGACGCTAATAAAGACATTTTTCATTTGGTAAAAACAAGAATAAACTTAAATTCTTTTACAGGTGTTTGCAAATCTAAAAATAAGTTTCAAGCAAGAATTATTATTGATAATAAATTTGTTAATTTAGGTATTTTCGATACCGCTGAATTAGCAGGGTTAGAATATCAAAAAGCAGTAAAAATTAAAAATAAAGGAGGTAAAGTAATGCCGACTGAAAACATTAAAGTAAGTGAGGTTGGTTTTAAAGGGATTTACAAAAGTGGTCTTAATTTTAGGGTAAGAATATCTGTAAATGGAATTAATAAAGATTTAGGCACTTTCTCCAATGTAGAATTAGCAAATGAAAGATATTTAGAAGCAAAAAAATTAATTTCAGAAGCAAAATCAATTGAGCATTTTTATCCAAAAAAATCTCCAATTAAAACATATAAAGGGGTTTTTAAAAATGGAGATAAATATCAGGCTAAATTAACAATTAAAGGTAAAACTAACAATTTAGGTTCTTATGATAATCCTGAATCGGCAAGAGATGTTTATGTAGAAGCAGTTTTACTTTTAAATAAAGGTCAAAGCATAGAACATTTAATTAAACGTAGGAATTAAAAAAGCCACCGAAAATAGATTACTTTTTAATTTATTTTTAACCTACATATTGTTTCATTAGTTGTTGTGTTTTTATTTTCAACGCACTTTCAATAGTTAATGGTTTTGTAGAAACAAGAGGATTTTTAATTGTTAACGGAACTAATAATTTCTTTTGATTAGCAATAAGGTATTTTTCTATTATTTTTTGAAACCTCGCCTTATCTTTAACTAAAACCTTTTCATCATCAATATCAACATAAGCAAAAACACGTTTATCTCCCTCTTCGTAAATTGTATTGATATATGCTTCAACTAAAAGAAGTAGTTCTAACTTTTCTTCAAATTTAGTTCTATGCTTAATTACATCATCTGTTATTTTATGCACCCGAATCCAATTCAAATTTTGCCAAATTTTTGGAGATATTCTGCCTATTGATTGAAAGTGTAAAATAATATCGGTGTCTGTATGACGATTCGTACAAATAGCACCTACCAAGTCGTTCGGCAAATAATCAGATAGATATTTATTGACATCTTCGATAAGCAATAAACCACCTCTGTAATCATTTAAAATTTTAAATAAAACCTCTTGAATTTCTCTCAAGGTCATTCTAACTCCGTTATCGTGATAAGGTCTAATTCTTCTTGCTTCAATTTTAGGGTGCATTGAAAATCTAACAATATCAGATTGCTTTAATGCTTTTATATTTTCAAATTCATCATTTACATCAAGAATTAAAGCGCGTCTAGCAGGAACTCCTTTGGCGGGATTTCCTTTTACATATTGCTCAATCATCTTGGTAGTAGTAAAAGTCTTTCCACAGCCTTTTCTACCGACAGCAACGCCTAATTTTGGTTCTCTTTGTTCCATATTACAATGTGTGTTTTAGTTTGTAAAAAAAATATACTAGCCAAATTACGAATAGCAACAAAACAACCCAAAACGGGTTGTTATTGTTGTTTTGGTTATTCGTTAAATTTCCTGCCATTTCTTATTTTTTACCTCTTGGTTTTCTCAAAGCGGTTGTTCTTACTTTTCTAACAGGTTTTGTTGGGTCTTTTTTACTCAACTTTTCCAATTCTGACATTATCAAAGGGTCTCCGAATTGTGGCATACCTGCTACGTCTTGAAAACTATCTGTAAAACCATCTTTGTCTTTTAAGTTACTGAAAACTTCTTGTTCTTCAGGTTCAAAGTATCTCAACTGTTCGTCTAAGTTGGTTTTTGGCTTTCTTCTAACAGGCTTAACATCTTTGCTCTTTTTTGCAGGCTTAGTAACAAATTCCGCTACATTGTCAGTGTAATCAACCTCTACGTCTCTTGACGTGCTTTGAAAGGATTGGTCATAACTTGGTCTTTCCTGATACGTTTGTTGCGGGGCGGGCGCGGGCGGTGCTTCGTTTCTCATTTGATTTTCCCTGATAGCCATTGTATTTTCTTTCAAGGAATCCAAAATACTGTTAGCGGTCTTACGCAACATAAATGCTTGCGCGCCTTTGGCAAGTAAATCTGTACCGAAATAATAAGCCAATAGTTGCTCGTCGGTCATTCCGATTCCACGCTTCTTGAAAACGCGCAACAATGGTGGTTTAACCTTTTCTTTGAATTCGTCGCTTACGGAGAACGCATCTCTAATACTATCATTGAATTCTACGGCAAACTCTTTAATAGGCATTTCGCCTGCTTCTGTTTGAAGTCTGATTGACGGGTCAATCTCTCCCTCTGCAATTAACTTGTCTAATTTACCCTCGCTTATTTCAGGGATTTTACCCATATAGAAACAGCCTTTCTCGTATATGTCTAAAGTCATATCCGCCATCATTTCTGCTCCCATTGTTTTTTCCTTTCCGTCCAACTCGCTATACGAAGGGTTGAATGGTCTTTCGGGTTCTGCTGATTCTTCTTCGGCACTGCCGTCAAGGTCTGCGAAACTCGGTCTTTCAAAGCTAGGCTCTTCTAGTTCGACAAATTGTTGGGTTTCGTCTATTTTGTGTTGCGTATATGCCCTTTGTTTTACGGGGGCATCTAACGGTGAGAAATCGTTGTCAATAATTTCAGCTTCTTGGAAATTTTCTTGGTCTGCCATTTTTTATTTTTTATTAATTTGTTCGGTGATAGTTTTTATTTTCTCTAATATTTTAATATCCTGCGGGTGACTTGGGTTTAACCTGACGACCTCTTGCTTGTACAGGGACACTGCTTCGTCTGATTTTTTCAGAATGTATGATATGTCAGAATTATTTAGGTTCATCTCCTTTTGTATAAGAAAGGCTGAAATGCCTATCGTAACTCTTCTTCCTGTTTTTCTGTTGTTGTTGAAGAATTCGCTTAGAGAAATATTAAATTCATCACACACTGCCTTTATTATCTCCAAAGACCTGTTTATTTGCTCTTCGTTTATATTGGTCGTGCTTAATCTCGAATACTTTAAAATTTCGATAAGTTTCTTTGTGCCAATTACCTGAATGGTTTTGTCAATCTCCTTGAGTACCTTTGATACGGTGTCATTTTCTTGTTCCATATTTATTGTTTTAAATATTCGTCAATCATTTGCTTGGTCATATCAAAACCCCACGAAAATTCAGCCTTAAATCCTTTTGAGGTTAGCTTTAGTAAACATTGGTGTTGTTTTAGTAAATGGTCTTCTTGAGACGCTTTAATTTCGCCGTCCTTTTTAAAAGGCGTTACAAGTTTGAGTTCTATCAATAGTCCGCAGAATCCCTTTCTAGGTTCTAGGATTAAAATATCAGGAGTCTTGAAGTCGTTCTTTTGAATAAGCTTATTCCTAATTGCTTGTGCTTTGGTAAGCTTTAAAGAGGCAATCGTATCCGACATAAACAATACGTCGGGATATTGGTAAGAAAGGTAACGAGCTATTGCTTTTTGTAGTTCATATTCCTCGTGTTTCATATTATTTTGTTGTTAGTTTCTTGGTATTCTTGCGTACAAAATTAATTATATGCCATATTTTTTGGTAAATTCAGGATGCTTTAATATTTGCCTTCCTATTTCTTTTGCTCCCTCGTTATCGCTTGGGAAATGATGTCCTAAATAAACCCTACTGTATGTAATGTCCTCGATAAGTTCTTTACAAAAAGGGTATTCTGTTGGGTATTTATTTCCAATCACATTTAAAATTACCATTGATTGTACACAATGTCCGCTAGGGAAAGACGGCGTGTGCGCCGAAAAACTTTTGTACGGAAACAATTTTAGCTTGTAATACTGCGCGATTTGTCTTGGTCTTGGTCTTTGATAATAAAACTTCAATTTGTAAATCAAACCTTGAATATCCTTAACGATGTCCGTGATTAACTCCTCTGCATCAATGTTTCTTTGCTTAAAGATGGTTATTAATGCCTGTATTAAATTCCTGTCGTAAGATTGGTATCTTTTCAGGAAATTTTGGTTTTCAGGTTGCGACATAGTTGCCAAGCAAGCCATAATTTCGTCAAGCTCGTCTTTAACTAACTCCGAATCATTGTTCGGATAGGTCAAAGTGGTTTTTAAGGTTTCAAATAAATCGTCCATTAAGCACTCTCCCTGTATATAGGTTAAGTCGTGAACTGTTGGATTACCGTATGTTAAATCGTTAAATTCCATAGCTTTTTTACTACGCTCTTGTTGCTAAACAATTATCCATAAAATTATCGTAAACTTTTTGCGCTTCTTCTTCAGAACCAAAACGTCTAGTCATAGAGTATTTAGTCCAATTTTCATTACAGAAAGCTAATCTTGGGTCAGTTTGCGTTTCTGTAACTTCAGGCTCTATAATTTGAGTAGTTCCTGCTGTCGAGCTACCTGCGGTTGCAGGAGGCAATGTTTGAGTGGAGTTGTCAGGAAGAATTGGTGTTTCTGTTCCCATTGATATAACAGCTTTATTTCTATTCATAACGCCTACTAATAAGTATCCGACTACTGCGCCCGCACCTAATAAAATGAAATCTCTTGTATTCATAACTTTTTAATTAGTTTTGTTTTTACTATCTATCTCTTTTTGAAGAGTTTCGACTAACGAGGGTTGATTTTCTATTGAATCATCTTCGGTAGAACTTGTATCGTCGCTTGATTCTTTTACGATTTTATTTACAAAAGGCAAAGATACTACTCTAGCAGGTACTCCTACTATCATTCCGCCAACGATAAAATATCCAACATACCTCCAAAATTTACCGCCTGTCCTGTTTGCGTACATTAATCCGCCAACAGAGCCTAAAAAAGAAATAGACCCTACTACCATATTAATATTTGCGATTCTGTCTTTTTGATTATCTGATAATTTTACCATTTTTAATTACTTTTTTAATTTATGCTTTTTTTATACAATCATCAAAAACTGATTTTTTAAACGCTTCTTGCGCTTCAGGCGTTCCAAATTTTGCGGTTTGCAATTTTAAAGCAACCTCTGCGTTACACTTGTCAATTTTTGCTTGGTTAACCATTGGCTCTACTGAATCCATTGCTCCTTGAGCAATGATTTTTTTAAGTAAATATATAGTTAAAAGGTATCCTCCTACCAATCCTGCTACTACAAACATTATATCTCTTTTGTTCATAATTTTTTGTCTTTATTAATTAAAACGCTCCGCCTTTCATACATCTGTCGATAGCATTTTTCTTATAAGCGTTCATATCGAAATTAGCAGTAACTTTAAATGCAGTACTAGCTAACATTTCACTTACCTTTGCCTCGCAATCTTTATACTTTTGAGAAAATACATAGTTTGTATCAGCAGGTAGCGAATTTACTCCCGAATTTTCAGAAGAAAGCGCATTTCGTTTGTCCAAATTACTTTTGAAAAAGTAACCCGCAATTAATCCAAGACCAAATAAAATTACATCATTAGTTCTCATAACGATTATTTTGCCTTATAAACAGTTAATCCTGTTTTAGTTTTTGATGCTACATACGTTTTTCCGTTGTACTCAAAAGATGCTGAATTATTCTTTTTGGCTTCCAACATTGCTTTGAAATACCCATTTACCGCTTTTGCCATAATTTCTATTTTTTAAATAATTTTAATATTCTTTGAACGTTTTTTCCGTCATACGGCACTTTGCCGTTTAACCAATCTCTTTTTTCAGGACATCCGCAGTCTTCCGTAATTGCTTCAACTACCGCCTTAATACCCGTAAAAGTAGTTATTTTTTCTACTGTATCACCTAAGCCCCTACTCTTTTCCATTTTTTTGTCGTTTTGTTGTTTTTTATTCTTGGTATCGTTCAATAAGAAATTGTGTTAGCGGTAATATATCGAAACAATATCTTCATCGCAACCATCTTCAAAGTAATATTTTTTAAAATCAATTTCAAAATCTATTGGTATATAAAAATGGTAGAAATTAGTCTTCTTGTCTATTTTTGGACTTACTATTTTTTTAGTGTCATCTAAAGTTACTTTTCTAAATTCAATTGAATCTTCAGTAACTTTATAAACTATTGGAGATTTAAAGAAGTCTGACTTTGACGTTATTTGAATATTATAATTTTTAGTTCCCTTTCCAACAGTTATGCTATCGCTAACGCGTGGCATAACTAATTGCGGATTTTCTATACTATTCATCATTCTTTATATTTATTAAGTTTCTATGGAGCAGACAAGTTTGTTTTTCTAAGCCCCAAGTAATCATACCGACGCTGTTAAATTAAGATTTATGTAAAAATATTGTATTTCTTGCTTAAATCATTAAATCTTGCTTTGAAAGCTACGTCATTCTTATATTTTTGATTCGACGAAGGGTTTAGATAGCCATAAATAGCAATATATGTGTCTTTTAATTCTTGCTCCGACATTTTATTGTCCGTCAAGTCTTTAAATTTAACAACACTTTCTGCCGTAAAGCCTTTTCCTTCTTCGCTTTTGACTAAATCCATTATCATCTTCCTGTAATCACTTGCTGTTTTTTTAAACATAGTGAAATACACCGCAACTCCTACCGCAATCAATGAAAGCGAAATTATCGCTATTTTACCTCCTGTTTTCATAAACAATTATTAAGTTGTTGAGTACCTTTTTCCCAATGCCTTTTTAACATTGTATTTCACTTCTTCGACATCATCAACCAAATTAAGAAACTCGTCGTTTGGTTTTTTCTCTTCGTTCATTTTTTGAATTGCCTTTTTGTAATACGTTATTCCGTATATAGAGAAGGCTATAAGAAGTCCAAAAAGCAACACACTTTTTAAGTCCATTGGCTTTTGAGACCCCATATTTTCAAAAACATCGTCTCCGCCACCCGACGTTGGAGCTACTGACTGAACAGGAGCTACCGTTTGAACGGGTGCTACGGGTGCTACTGCTACTTCCGTTTCCATAAATTCTTATTTATTGAATTTTTTGTATGCGAAAAAACCGACAACGGCTATTGCTACAATCAACAAAGCTTTTTGATTTTTCTTGAAAAAACTTTCTTCAGTTGGTTGATTGCCTGCTGTATCTGTTGTAGTGGTTTCTTCCTTTGGTAAATCCACTTGTTGTCCTTCTGATTTATCTAGTGCCATAATTTTTTAATTTTAAGATTAATTTTTAGATTTATTTTTTGGTTTTTATTTATTAAATTTTTTGTATGCGTAATATCCAATTACCAATGCTCCTGCAATCAGTAGATATTTTTTATTTTTTTGCGGAGATAATTTTTTATTACTGTAACAATCCCCGTAATCTTTTTCTTTTTTTGGGTCGAGCGCAACCGAAGGTGTTGGCAACATCGGGTCGCCAACATACCAATCAGGCAATCCTGCTTTTTTAGCGCAATCTACGGCTATTGGGTCGGGTGTAAATGGTATTTGTGACATAATTTTTATCTTTTAAAAGCTTTTGCAATTAACAATATTCCTGCTAATCCACCCAATCCCGCATAAACGAATTTATGCTTTTCTAAGTGCTGAACGAACTTCTGCTTACTTGATTTTACTCCGTCGGGCGTTGTAGAGCCTTTAAACGGCTTTGGATTGCCTCTCACGATAACTTCTTCCAACATTTCCATATCTTCCGCCAACTTTATTTTTTGACCCTGTAATTCGCTTGCTCTGCGAAATTCAGGAACGTAACCAACGTAAGATATTTTGAATTGAGAATCAGGATTGATAGATGCGTGTTCTAAGATAAATTTACCGTCATAATCAGTGTCAGTACCCATCTTCGTAGCGTTAACCCCTGTTATTATAGTAACGTTTGCCAATTGCATTGGCTCGTTATCCGTATCTAAAACCTGCCCAAATATCTTCATTGTTATTTTCCTGATTTAATTCTTTGAATCGTGTACCAATTTACAATTGCTCCCAATGTGAACGACACAATGCCTACTACGACAAAAATTGTCGATAAGTGCTGATGAATTTTTGCGTTAACCTCTTTTTTTATAGTCGCATCAATTTCTTCGTTTGATGCTGATGTTTGACTATTTTCTAATGCTTCTACCATAAAAGTAATATAATGTTAAACCTGCCAATATTGATAATGCGCCAACGGCTATGTAATTTTTGTACGACTTAACGACCAAGCTAAAACTTCCATCATTAAGCCACTCGCTAGGTAGTCTTTCTAGCATTTTCTTCTTTACTTCCCAAACCCTCAACTTACCGTCTTTTACTTTTCTAAAAGCAGGATTTGCGTCGTAAATTTGCTTAGCCGTAAGACCTCCGCCTTGAATAATCCAATCATCGGGTTTGCCTATTGCCAATGGAAAGAAAACAGCGAAATACGCATCTACATAAGACTTGTATTTGTTTTTGTACATTTTGAAATACTTCTCAACGTAGTCTAACTGCTCTACCGCGCTCATAGACTTTAGTTGCTCTTTTGTAACTCCCAAAGTTTTTCTTGCGCTTGCTCCAAACTGAATTAAGCCAACATATCCGTATGGATTTGTAATAGACGGACTAAAAGTTCCTGCGGTTTCAAACTCCATTATAGCCATTAGCCAATTAGGGTCAAGACCTACTCTTGGAGCGATTTCTTTAACCTTGTTGACAAAATCTGTCCTGTATGAAGCAGGGACTTTATTTTCGTATATTAGAGCCATTTACCACAATATTTTATCAGCATACCAACCGTTTGTACCTACTTTATGACGGTCTTTCTCGTGGCGTTGCTTATACAACTTACGTCTTTCTTTAGCGTACCCTTTCGGGAAATAGCCTTTTTTTTCTTTCTCCAAATAGGTCGGGTAATCATTCATACCTAATGCCCCTATGGTAGCAACCTTTTTACCGTTCTTAAAAACATCAATTTTTTTTAGCGAATTTGTTGAGGGTTTTATTTCAACCCCCAACTTACTCGCTTGTGCTTTTGAATATGGTAAAATTTTATAAGCCATTATTTTGCTCCGCAACCGCAACCGCCTGTTGCGCTAAAGAACCCTTCTGAATTTTTTTTTGGCTTATTGTACATAGCAATTAAAGCTATTACTCCTACTATTGCCAAACCTCCAATGATATACTCTTTTTTCATCTCTCTATTTTCTAGGGTAAGACATACTTCTAACCGTTGTTACAGTTCCTCCGTATGGGCAAGGTCTGCTGTCTCCGTGTGGAGTATATTGGGTAATACCGCCGTTAGGGTCGATTCTCGAACATAACCTAACTCCTTCTGCATTAAAAAATCCTTCTGAATTTCTTCTTGCTCCTTTTGGTGTTAAATAAGCAAATAACGCTATTGCGCCTACTATTGCTAAACCACCTATAATATATTCTTTTTTCATATTTTTTTAAAATTTAATGGTTAATAAATATTAAGAAGCAAATCTGCTGACGCAAACATCGCGTCCTCTACAAGCATTACCCGACCCTGTGTGATAAATTCCGCCATCTCCTCTACAATAAGCGCAACCCGCTCTATTTGCAGTTCCTCCTGAACCAAATTCGCCACTCATCACTTTTCTGCCACTTGCTCCAAAGAATCCTTCAGAATTTCTTTTTGTTCCTTTTGGTGTTAAATAAGTAAACAACGCAATCGCGCCTACTACCGCCAATCCTGTTATGATATATTCTTTTTTCATAATTTAAGGATTTATTACTCTACCCCCATACGGGCAAGGCGTATTGCCCCCCTGCGAAGTATATTGACTTGTTGAGCCGTCTATGTTTCTCCTAGAGCAAAGAGGTCGGTTAGCGGAACTCACTCCGCCACTCATCATTCCTCTACCGCTTGCCCCAAAGAATCCGTCAGAATTTCTTCTTGCTCCTTTTGGTTTTAAATAAGCAAATAACGCTACTGCGC